GAACGTTCCAGTAAATCTGCCAGACGATATAGCAACTTACCTATTAAGAACTCATCTAGCGCACATGATAGAGCCGTCATTTGGTATTCAAACGCCCCTTGGGCAGGAACCGGTTACGGACAACAAACAGCGCAAGCAACAACAAGGCTCCAAAAAGAAAACTACAAAACAGCAATAATTTCTAACTATGGGTTAGAGGGCAATAACACAAGTTGGAATGGTATTCAAATTTATCAAAGAGGTTATGATCTTTGGTCCAACGATATTGTTACAGCACATGCTCAAGATTGGGCTAGCCGTAATATAAATGCGCAAACAGTTTTATTTACATTATTTGATGTTTGGGTTTTAAGGAATCCAAGATTTGATAATTTACCTATTGCGTCATGGGTTCCAATAGACCATTTACCAACTCCCCCAGATGTTTTATCTTGGTGCCGTAAATCAAATGTTACGCCTATTGCTATGTCCCAATTTGGTAAACACATGTTAAACACTAAAGACGTTGATTGTTTATATATTCCACATGCTATTGAAAAAGTTTTTGAACCTAAAAACAAAGTGGCTAATAATGAAAAAGAATTTACAGGTCGCGAATTTATGGGATTTGATGAAGATGTTTTTGTTGTATCAATGTTCGCAGCAAATAAAGGCGTTGTCCCTAACCGTAAAGCGTTTGCCGAAAACTTTTTAGCGTTTAGCCAATTTGCAAAAAATCATGATGACGTTCGTTTATATTTACATACCGAAGATGTTGGTTCTTCCGGTGGAATAAACTTACATAAATTACTTGAAGCAGTTGGTATCCCTCAAACTAAATATAAATTTGTGGACCAATACGCTTATCGAATTGGTGTTCCTCAAGAAGCACTAGCAACTTTATATACGGCTACTGATGTTTTACTTGCATGTTCTATGGGCGAGGGATTTGGTATTCCGGTTATTGAAGCGCAAGCCTGTGGAACCCCTGTTATTGTTTCTAACTTTTCAGCACAACCAGAATTAGTTGGTGACGGTTGGGTTGTGGACGGACAACCATTTTGGGACGCTATGCAAAATGCTTGGCTTCATTCCCCAAATGTTATGGAAATAATAAACGCTTTAGAAGAAGCGTATAACAATGGGCGTAAGCGTTCAACTAAAGCAATTGCACACGCAAAAAAATATGATGCCGACTATGTATTTGAAACAGCGTGGTTACCGGCCTTAGAACGCATTTATAGCGATGAATTCCTTTTGGGTATCTCAGAACCCATAATTCCAATAAAAGTGGCGCAAAAGGGTCCTGGGGGCGTTTAAAAGGCATATGATTGGTGTGCTTATTGTGCCGGTTTTAAATGGGCATAACTTATTAGACCGAATGCTTTCATCTATTGACTACCCTATTGAAAACGTAATAGTTGTGGATAATGGGAAAGACGCCAATTGGGAATACTCTTTTAAGAACCCACATATTGAAAATCTTCACCATTTACAAATGCCAACAAATTTAGGAGTTCCAGTATCTTGGAACTTGGGAATTAAAAGTTTACCTTTTGCTGATTATTGGTTGATCGTAAATCACGATATTGAATTTTGTCCAGGGTCTTTAAACGCTTTTGAAGTAAATTCAAATAACGAGACTTTACTGCTTTCAAACGGAATCCCTAGATGGTGTGCGTTTAGTATCGGCTCAAAAATTATTGAAACAGTTGGCTTATTTGATGAAGCAATTTATCCTGCATATTTTGAAGATACCGAATACGAATGGCGTTGTAATGAAAAAGGAATCAAAACAACACAATCTGATATTGGAATCAAACATGAAAATAGCAGTACGTTAAAAGGTGGATATGAAGATAAAAATGCTAAAACATTTAGGTTAAATAATCTTTATTTTAATGACAAACAAAAAGCCAATGATTTAACACAAGGGGATTGGTCTTTAATTATTAGAAAAAATAATTCGTGGGATTAAATGAACATAAATAACAAAAAGGTCGTATTTGGTATTAACTCAACAGCAAACTTCTTTCATTTAAGTTTACCTAAAGTTTTAAAAAGTTTAATTGATGTTGGAATAAACAGAGAAGATATTTTAATTGTTGTTGGGGGTTTTGATAACCCAAATGAAGCGTCTAACATTGAAGTCAAATTGCGAAACCTGTGGCAAATTCCAAAAATATATGCAACTAAACAAAATTCATGTGACCATACATTATTTAATTTTTTAGTACAACGACCCGAAACATTTGAAAACTTTGATTATTTGTTTTATTTGCATGATACCTGTTGGGTTGGTCCTAGGTTTATTGAAAAATTGCAACATTTAACTCCGGAAGATAATTTAAACTCATATCAACTAACAGAATCTTGGTCTATGAATATTGGGTTATATAACATACAAGAATTGTTAAATAGAAAAACGGATATTAAAAAAGCGTATAACGAAATAAATACTTTTGAAGCAGTTAATTATTGGAAACAATGGGGTGCTCAAACAGAAGACTACTTGATGGACACAAAAAATGGTTATTATGCACAAACGAATAAAGAAGAATCAATTGTTTTAGAAAACCCTTATGGTGCGAATACTGTTAGGCGAACTAGGCATTTTGATTGTTTAGATTTATATAAGTCACAATCAAATTGGAATGGTGTGCAAAACGAAATGAATGTTAATTTATGAATTTTATTGAATTCAAAAACAAGTATTGCAAAAAAACACCTAGAGTTATCGGTGAACCTAAAATACAAGGTTGGAACTCCACAAGTGAGGCTTTAAGCAAAGCCATGAATCAAAGTAACCCAAAATCAATAGTGGAAGTTGGAACTTGGTTAGGGGCTTCAGCGTTATTTATGGCAGAGCAATCAAAAATTCCAATGATTTGTGTAGACACCTTTTTAGGGTCTAATGAAATACTATGGCGTGACAATACTGTTACAAACCTTACAGAAAACTTCTCTAAAATCTATGACCAATTTTGTATAAACGTAACCCACTCTAATTTGAATGACGTAATTAGTCCATTACCTATGACATCTTCTTCAGCAGCCGAACTTTTTTCAAAAGAGGGCGTAAAAGTAGATATGGTTTATATTGACGCAGGACATAGGGAACGCGAAGTCTATGCAGATTTACAAGATTGGTGGCCTTTGACGGATAAAGTTTTAGTTGGGGACGACTACAACTCAACATGGCAAGGTGTTATAGATGCAAGTAATAGATTTGCCTCTGAAAATAACATAAATCTTGAAATCGTTGATTCAAAGTTTCTATTGTTCCGATAGAATACCTATAAGAACTTAGGAGTTAAATGGCAATTACTAATGGGTACGCTTCCTTAAACGATGTTAAGGCAGCACTAAGAATTACAGACAATGTTGATAACGATTTAATCGAACTTGCTACCGAATCAGCAAGCCGTTCGATTGACGGATTTTGTAGCCGTTCATTTTGGAATCAAGGAACAGCCGTAAGAGTATTTTCTGCTTACGATGACTATATTTTACCGATTGACGACCTTGCAACTACTAACGGACTTATTGTTAAAAGTTCAATGAACTCAAACCCAATTTCTTATGACACAACTTGGGCTTCAACCGATATTCAACTTGAACCAATAAATGGTGTTCTTGATGGAATCGCTTGGCCTTACACCAAAATAAGAGCAGTAGGTAATTACTTATTCCCTTATTGGCCTTACCCAAATGGGAGTGGTCAAGCACTAATTCAAATAACCGGTGTTTGGGGTTGGAGTGCTGTTCCTAACGCAATTAAACAAGCAACGATAATTCAATCATCAAGATATTTTAAAAGATTTGACAGCCCACTCGGGGTCGCTGGATTTGGGGATTTCGGACCAGTTCGCGTAAGCCGTCTTGATCCAGATGTTGAACAATTAGTTATGCCTTATCGTAAATTACGGAATTTGTTTTAATGGCTTCAATTTCAAATATCCGTACTGGTTTAGCAACACGATTAGCGACAATAACAGGATTAAGAACATCATCTTTTGTTCCGGATAATCCAAATCCACCAATAGCAATCGTTCAACCAACAAACATTATTTTTGATACAGCGTTTAGACGTGGTGCTGACACTTTAGAATTTACGGTGACTTTATTAGTTGGACAAGTTTCCGAACGAACAAGTCAAAGTAAAATGGACGGCTTCTGTGCCACAAGTGGCGCAACAAGTGTTAAAGCAGCCATCGAAGCAGATAAAACTTTAGGTGGAAGTTGCTTCGATTGTCGTGTAACTCAAATGCGTTCTTACGGTAGTATTATTGTTGGTGAGATAAACTATCTAGGGGCAGAATTCGTTGTGTCCGTAATAGCATAATCAAATCACCTGCGCACTACTTTGCAAAGGAGTAATGACGTGGCAAAATTTGTCGCAACTGACTACGTAGTAAGCGTAGGCGGAACTGATTTATCTTCTGCACTTAATTCTGTTGAATTAAGCGTTGAAGCAGACGATATCGAAACCACAACTTTTGGTGCCGGTTATCGTACACGTATCGGTGGCTTAAAACAGGCTTCCGTTACATTGAACTTCCTACAAGATTTTGGCGCTGGTGCAGTAGACGCAACAATCTTCCCATTATTAGGAACATTGTCTACCGTAACAATCACACCAACTGCCGGAACAGTAAATGCAACTAATCCAAAATATACAGCCGTATGTTTAGTTAATGCTTATTCACCATTCGCTTCAAGCGTTGGCGATATTGCAACACTAAGCGTAACTTGGCCAGTATCCGGAACAGTAACAAGAGGAACAACAGCCTAATGAAAATAAACCTGCGAGTCGTTTACAACGATGGCAAAAATGTAGAAGTAATTTGTTCGGCACCAGATTTTGTCGCTTTTGAAGAAAAGTTTGACAGAAGTGTTGCAAAACTTGAAAAAGAATTTCGCTTAACCGATTTATTGTGGCTAGCATGGCACGCATTAAGTCGTAAAAAACAAAGCGACTTATCTTGGGATAAATGGCTTGAGATTGTAGAAGATATTGATACAACTGAAGACAATGGAAAAATAGTCCCCCTGGAGAGCAAAGCGAACATTGGTTCATAGCCTATTTGGCTTGTGAAACAGGTATCGCTCCAAGTGTTCTTTTAGAACAGTCCGACAGAATGCTCTACACAATGAGTATGTATTTACGTTGGCGCTCTAGTCAAAAGAGGTAATTGTGGCAGTATCTATGGAAGTACCAGGTTTAAAAGAAGCATTAACAACTCTTAAAAAAACTGATGCTGAAATTTATAAATCTATGGTAACTAATTTAGATACTGTTACAGCCTCTATGAGACAAGGAATACAAAACAATATTCCTAGTATTGCCCCTTTAAGTGGATTTGTTCATAAAGGTAGAACAAAATGGCCAACTGGAAAAGTTAATGTTAAAACAAATGTAAGACGTGGCAGATCAAGACGTGGTGGTAAAGAAGCCGTAATTAGAATTATTGTTAAAAACGCTGCCGTTGAAATAGCCGATATGGCTGGAGCCAAAAATGATTTTGGTTACGGAAAATTAACAAGGGACTATAAATATAAAGGTGGCACAAGACGTCACACCGTAAACGGTCAAGGCGCTGCTATGACAGGTGCGTTAAACTTAATCGGTAAGGCTTCGCGATTTGTTTGGCCAGCAGCAGACAGATATAGAGATACAGTAAGTGTTGAGGTAGAAAAAGTTTTGCAAGACGCAATAAATAAAGGAACAGAAGAATTACGAAAGAGGTACGCATAAATGGCAATTGTAGTACCGGTAATTTCGGAGTGGAGTCCTAAAGGTTTAAACGCTGCTATTGCAGATATAACTAAAGCAAAAGGCGCTTTAGGTGGGTTAGATGATTCTGGGCGTAAGGCTTCAAATCAATTTAGCAATTTAGGTGGAAGTTTAAAAAAGTTCGGTGGAATAGTTGCCGGTGCTTTCGCAACAGTTCAAATAGGTCAATTCTTTAAAACTTCTATTCAAGGCGCTATCGAAGCAGAAGCAGTAACTAATAGATTACGTCAAATTCTTTTAACTACCGGTGCAGCAACAGAAGTTCAAATTGACGCTTTAATGAAACAAGCCGATGCTTTAGAAAGAGTTGGTGTTGTTTCTAAAGAAAACATTGTTACAACTCAAGCACAATTAGCCACTTTTGATTTACAAGCCAGCACAATTGCAGCATTAACTCCAGCAATTTTAGATTACGCGACAGCCGAAAAGGGCGCAAACGTTTCCGGTGATGAACTTAAAAGCATGACTAATGGGCTATCACAAGCCCTTAATGGACAATTTG